CCATAAATGTCCTCATCATTCATCCCTACTTTCATAGGAGTTGCAGAATGTTTGGGAGTTGCTGTAAAGAAATAGCACCTCTTTGCATACATTGAGTAATACTCAGTAGCACCAATAAAATGTTTCTGAACACTATTATGTGCCTCATCAAAATATATTGTGTCAACATCTACATCTGCTTCTTGTACACGATGTAATGAATGATAAGTTGTAAATATTATTCTATGTTCCTTCCAGTGAGAAGTAATCCATTCACGAATTACATCACTATTTGTTGTTGAATTATGATGAGTTTCACCACTATGTACATGCAACACAGCAGCATTTGTAATGAATTCTAAGAACTCAGATGATAATTGTTGTGCTAATAATATACGTGGTGCAACAACAACTATAGTCTTTGGTTCTACAAATTGCTTCTCATTCTTATCATAATCCCATAAATTTTGCAGTCGATACACTACATCAGTGATGGCAATCATAGTCTTACCACCACCAGTAGGGACAATAATTTGACCCTTATTGTATTCACGAAGGACATCAACTGCTTTTTGCTGATGTTCACGAAGTTTCATTAAATAATCACCATTAAGTAAATTATACCATAAAAGGTATTAAAACGCCATACAGACGCTTACAGGATACAATTAGAGGACATATTGAAGGGCCAGCTATTACATTCCTTTGGGTCTATATGTCTCAGGATGTTTATTAATTCCCTTCTGAATGTGTCTAACTAACTTACTTCCTTGTCTGCGAATTGCTCTCCTTTCATCTCTACTATATCCACTAGCTTTCTGTGGTTTATAGTTAGGATCACTTGTCTTTGTTGTCTTTTTAGATAACAACTTAGTTGCTGCTTTTTCTAAGTCTTTCTTCTTATCTTTACCAGCAGATTGCTTTGCCTTTCTTTCTAAATATGCCTTCTTTTGTGCTTCCTTTGCTGATAATGCAGCAGACCCTCTTTCTTTAGTTGGTTGTTGTTGAGTTGTTGATTTAGGTCTATTTTTACCAATATCTTTACGAGGTTTGTATGACTTAGCAGGTACAGTTTTACCACCACCTATTGCTTTAGTCCGCCTTCTTTCAGGAGCAGACTTCTTTCTTTCACGACCAATCTTACCCACCTCTAAAGGTGTATCAGATGGTTGATCTCTGTCATAGATTGCTTCACATAGCAAACTAAACTCTTGAAATGTTCTCATCAACTCAACAAATCGTCTTAGTTATTTATTTAAATCATTGTCGCACATCTCTTTTACTCTCTTTCTACGAAGTTTAAGTAATTCATCATACCTTTTCTGTTGTTCGTTAGTGAACTTGAAAGATTGCCTACGCCATCCTTCTCTTAATTCACGCATTTCTTTAAGGACTAAAGAGGGTTTCATAATTTAAAAATTACATTACAATAGAAGGACAATTTAAAGGGCCAGCTATTAATTAACATCATCATACTGGGAATAATGCTGACAATGTGGTGACTCTCTTTTTTTCACAAACTTTAATTCTTTCCACTGATGTTCATAACATAGCAATAAACAATGTGTTTTCTTATGTAATGGTGAATCTTTTAATTGTTCAGGTGGTTTATCATAACAATGTGTCTCTATAGTAATATACCTTGGATGGGTGGGAAACCCCTTTTTAGGTTCTATAGGATCTGCCTTGAAATAAACCCATCCTTCATCTTTATGTACTCCACTCCAAGATTCTCTTTCCCAAACTACATAATCATTTACTTCGGGTTCGTAAGACATTAGTTATTCTAATAAAAGTTATGTGTTAGGTGTTTTATATGGTTCACCTACATCATATACTGCTCTTAATCTATTAGCTGTTACCCCTGATTGCAAATAACGATTAAGCAAAACATCACACTCTTCTTTAGTGAGATTAACTGCATTATTATCAATTAGTGTCCAACCTTCAGTGGTTAATTCTTCAATTCTTAATTTATATTCTGGATTAAGTTCTGGCATAATTCTTAAGAAGTTAATATAATTTTAGTCTGTAATAGAATTATTGTCAAGTGCATTTTCCTCCATTGCATTAGAAATGAGTGCTACCGCTAATACAGCAGTAGCACCCAATCCTAGTCCGATTAAGAAATATCTCATACAAATTCTGCCAAATAATAATCAACTGTAATCTCAAGCTTTGCTGCTTCTCTCTCACAATCTACAATAAATTCTTCAATCAATTCATCTGTGTTATTAATTGGTTTTTCATTTTGAGACATTAGAATCCTCCTTGCAGGTACATTGTTTAATTAATGGTTCTAGTTTTTCAGCAAGAGGTTTATCTTCTGTGAAATTTAACCAGAACACTATTTTCTCTAATTCTTTCTTTGAGAGATTAACTAGCATTAGCAACTTCCTTTTCTGGTATATTTACCACTCTAGGTTTGTTACCATGTAAATCATAACATACCCACTGATTATTCTCAAATAAGTAAGCATATTCTTCACCATTAGCAAGATAATCTTCAACAGTTGTGTCTAATCTTGGTTCAGTATTCTCTCCACGATCATTATAATATTGAACGTGATTTTCTAACCAATCAACTTGTGCATCACAACAAGATATATCTCCACCATCAATTAATTCAGCTATCTTCTCATAAGTGTTAAACTTTTCTTTCAAAGTAACACCTAACCACTCAGGATAACCATCCCAATGATGATAAACAGAGAGGACATATCCTGTTTCCAGTAATAGTCCGATGCGTGATCTTGTTGCCATAGTATAAAAGAAATAGTTTGGAGTGTTGAGGGAGTGGGGCATCTGCAAGGTTTCACCTATATGCCCAAATTTACCCTATGGGAATCGCTTACACCTGTACCTCCAAACTTAATCGGAGCATAGGAACCACATATCCCTCAACAGTTTGAGTAAGGTCTTATCCACAACATTAAGTTTGCTACATTGCCTTACTCGGTGGTTCTCACCATCGGGGTCAGTGCATTACCCTAACGTCATGTCTCTGCTTCTTATCATCTATCCTAACGATCATTTGATCAGTCTAATTAAGATGAATGTCAGAGTAGTTAGGAACCGTACACTATGAAGACACTTTAGGGGGCCGCTAATTGTCTCAATGGTTCCATACTTAAGAACAAACCATCTTTACTATAATGTAATTGATAGTTTTCTGTTGTTACATAGTAACCAACAATATCCTTACCATCATCTTCCCATCCATAACCCCTGACAGATTCTTCAACTCCATCTATCCTCATCTTTTTACTTCCACTTAAGTATGAGTGGTATCTGTCATCGAGGTTAATCATTGTTTTTTAGAGAAATGTGTTGACATTATAACATAGTTATATAAAATATCTATGAATTTAATATTGTCTTTAGAGTGTGGCAATGTTCCGTAACCTTATTCACTCTTTTTCTCTCTTTCCTCTTGCTTAATACGCTTTCTAAGTTTCTTAGCAAACTTAACTTCTTCTTTAGTGTACCACTCTGGATGCTCTTTTGCTCTCTTAATAATCAACTTTGCTGCTTTCTTGTCCTTCAACTTAACTTAAAATAAACAACTGAATATGTATTTATCTTCTTTTAAATGGAGCAATATTATGAGTAGGAGAATGTAAAGTAGGAACTTTAATATTCTTTACTGCTTCAGAAGATTTATGTAATTGTTCAATAGCTGCTAATACTTCGGGTGTCTCTTCCCAACTCCATTCCTGACTGTGCTTTGGATTTTTCTTAGTGATTGTGTGAGTTCTTGTTGTCATTTAGAGTACCTCTTTTGTGTTGTTCGTTTCTAAGTTGGCGTTCAATCTCGCATTTAAATGTAGTTAATGAATCTCTAAGATGTGTTTCCCATTCATTACCCTCAATTAAATCTTCAAGATGAAGTATATGTTCGATGGCAAATAATAGTTTAGTTTCATTATTCATTCTCATCAATAAGATCCTTAAGTGTAAATAAACTCCTTAATTCTAAATTCTTTTCTTTCATTAATTTATCTGCTTCTCCATCCTCCTGCCTATCAACAATACAAACTACTCTTCCTACTTTATATCCTGCATCTCTTAATTTATCTACTGCCTTAACAGCAGAACCTCCAGTTGTTATTACATCCTCTAATACTGTCACTAATGTATCTTTAGGTGGTAATAATCCTTCTATCCAAGCTTGAGTTCCGTGACCTTTTGCCTCTTTTCTAACAATTAGTGCATTAATAATCTTACCGTCTAATGCAGATACTACTGATACTCCACTAACTAAAGGATCAGCACCTAATGTTAATCCTGCTACTATTTTAGAGTCGTGTTCTAATTGCTTCAATAATAATAAACTAGAAAGAGTTAATCCTCTTCCACTTAATGTTACTGGTTTACAATTAACATAATGATTACTTTCACGACCAGAGGATAGAGTAAACTTACCCTTCTTGTAAGCATCTCTCTTTAATACTTCTAGGAGTTCATCTTTAAAATCAGGCACTTGTTTTTTTCTCCTTGAGTTCGTGATTATATTCTATCACAATTTTGTTCCAAGTGCTATGTATATCAGAACAAGACATATAATCAACTTTAGATCCAAGTTGTTCTGCAATCTTATCTAATTTCTTTTTAATAAGATCATCCATTAGTTTTCCTCCTTGGTACTTGAATAGTCCACGATGGTGATACCAAATCAACCATCTCAAATTGTTTTTTATTCTTTTCAATCTCTACTAGCCACGCATCATTAGCAATTTCACCATAATGATTCTCTGCCTGACCAACTTCTTCTAAAAGAGCATTATCAATCATATAATAGAGATTATCCCAAGTCAGAGTTGTTCTGAGTTGATTAACAATTCTTTCCCTATCATAATCATCTAAATCATCACTATCTAAATCTAAAACATCACATCTAATATTCACGAGGTCAGTAAGATTAATAGTAATTCTTACATCATTATCAATAGTGCTACACATTCTCATCACCTCTTAATACTGTTCCTAGAATATAGACAGGAACAAGTGCAACAAGTCCACCTAATAAGATGAACCCAACCTCAGTAATAATGTTGTCGATCATCATTTTAAAATTTATATAGACAGTATAAAACCCCTGACAGAATATGTCAAGGGTTTTTTTGTTTGAGTTGTCTATTCAGTTTTTAAACTAACATCTCCTTACATATACGTTTACAACTTGGTTGATCATCCTCACACTCTATCAGGCAGTTAAAGTAGTCGTTGACTAGATCCGTCTGCTCATAGGCATTATCGGACATTTCTAAGTTATTCCATCCTGCTAACTGATTTCGTGAAATAAGGTTGTGCATTAATACTCTCCAATAAACTACAATTACAAAGGGTTTTAGAGCATCTTGTTTTCCTCAAACGTGTACCTTTCGGTGACTAATAATATTTATACCACAAATGTTGTGATTTGACAATATATTTTACAAAAATAAATGCCTACGCATTTGTACTTACATACTCCTTCCACTCATTTAAATGTTCCTCTGACCAATCTTTCATATAATGTTTACCTAATGCTCCACGTAATAAAACAACACTAATACCATTAATTGACTTAACGGGTGGCAAATTATTCTTATCTCCAGGTTTTAACTTTGGTTTATGTGGATTATCCATCTCTTTTACTAAATCAATAATTGCATCTCTAATTTCCATTAACTCATTAAAACATTTCTGATTATGAGCACATCCACGCAACTGATGATCTGCTTTATATAATGATTCTAAGAATAGCGTCTTTCCACGATCCCACTTATCAGACTTGGTTTCGGTCTCAGTTACACTGTTCTGGTCTTTCATAGGTATTGAATAACTGGACTATTTAACAACTTCCCAATGGTCGTCTCCACCCTCATGCATTGAGAATAGATACTTACCAGAAATGGATGAAAGGTAAACTTTACCATATTCACGCTTATCTACACGACAAGAGTGTAATCTATTCATCTTTTCATCAAAACGAACAGCAGCCTCCTTAGAACGTGGTTGAACACAAATAAATTCTTGTTTCATTAGATTGAATGAATTAACGATAGTATAGCAGAAAGAAAGGGAGGTTTAACCCTCCCTTGTGACAGTTATTATACAGGTAGTTGCTTGCTGACTTTATGCAGTAAAGTAGCACCTTTTTCAAGATTAGCTTCTGCATAAACCAATCTAGCATTTTCTAAAGATGTTTCTCCACCGTGTCTATGTGGTTCATAATGATCCACATGAGTAACTTGTCCATTTAAAATATGACGAGGTTCAATGTACTTTCCAGTAATAGCACATTTACCATCTTGTCTTTTCCAAAGAACATAGCGGATCTTTGGATCATAGTTACGATTTGTATCTCTAAAAGTTAAGATACCATCAGGAACTTCAGAAACAGAATCAATCAATTTCTCTTCTCTTATCCTTAAGAAGTTTGCTCCCGAAGCACGAAGTAATCCTGCATAAGTTCTAACATTAGTACCCTTCTTACCCGTATAAAGGACTTCATCACTAGATGTTCTAGCAAGTTGAGATTCAGCAAACCAATTATAGAATCCCTTATCATCTTCTATAATAACTTGACTACGATCTAAGTAATCAAGAAGGATGATAAAATCAATCATGTTTGAATCATCTCTACCATCAGCTCTCCACGCATCCTTACCAAACTTACTAGCCAATTTAGTAAGTTGACCGATAACTTTATCAGTACGATTAAAGCAAATAACTTCTGCTGTGCCATCACCATAAGCCTCATCCAACTGAGTACCAAGTAAACCTTTGGATATTCCATGAGCACAAATTACAGCTGCCTTAACAACTAACTCATCAGGATATCTGCGATTGATCTTCTTTTGATCTACTACTTCCTTTTTCTCTTTAATCTTACTGTAAATTCTACCAAATCCTTTTGCATATTTTTTGGTAGTTGCTCTAACCAAGTTACCAAACTGACAAGCGATTGCATTACGCCTCTCTTGACTGTTAAGAGTTAATCCCTTGTTGACATTTGTAAATACTTCAGCAAGTCCTCTACGAGTTGACTGTGTTATGACAATGAAATTAAGTATTACATTATTAATATAATTTCTAACATCAGGATCAAGGTCTTTATAATATTTGTTATCCTGATTTACTTGAAACTCAACAGTATTGCCATGTTCAATTTCATATTTCCCTAATGCAAGAGGGAACTCGTTATTAACAAATTTAAGAACGCAATTATCACGATTATTTCCATCAATCGTGATATAAGTATATCCCTCATCCTGAAGATTTTTGAAGAATGTATAATCTTCATGAGTTGGGCCAAATCTTCTTTCTATTACATTTAATATATCGCTAATATTACCTAACGTAATTGGAGTTATTGCTCGACCTTCAATAATTGATCTCATATATTCTTGATTCATCAAGATATTCCATCTAGTATTAGATTGAAATGCCTCATCAAGATATATTCCGTGCTCAGCCATTAATTTTGCAAGTTGAGCTACACTTAGCGTGTAAGTGTCATGTTTCGTTTTCATGGGTTTTGATACCAGTTAGTTGGATTTGCTATCTCAGACTTGGATGTAAGGTTCGTCCGTAAGGTTGAATCAGATCCGTGTCGTTGATCTTTCTAATTATAAGAGTTTTAAATCAGGTGTCAAGATATGTTTTGTACGGTATCCCGTACTAATCTGTCACCTAATACTCTTTTCATTAGATTGAGAGAAATCTGTTGTGGTCGTTGTTTCCAACCATACCAAACTGATTTCTTTCCTGTATTATAGGGTGGAGTTTCTCCAATGTCAAGGTATTGTCCTGCGGTGCAGTCATAGACCTTTTCACCATCCTGTAACCACCAGTGCTTTTCACCCCGATAGTCTTCTCCACTCATAGGGATAAGTGTATCACAATCCATCAAATAATACAAGGCTTGTGATGAATGATAACAATGACCATAAAATCTATTGGTCTTTATATCATCGGGATACATCAATACCTTCTTACCTTTAAGCAAATCAGGTGTAAGATTATCTTGAATCAATCCTATAACCTCATCTATCTCTGAATAAGGATAAGGTTCAAAGGTGAGAGTTCTAGTCTCAAAAATCTTTTTATCTTTATATCTGTGTCTTTCTATACTCTTCATATAAAGTATCCTCCATTTTGTAAGCTTCATCTTCACATAATATCATCTTCTTTACGTGTTGATAAACGTGCCACATTTCGTGTAATAATGTCTTAGTATAATCTTCGATATTCATTTGATTATGTAACTCAACCTCAAATTCACGAGGTTTAGATTCACAACCAGATACCCAAGCCCAACCAAATACACCATCTCTCTTTACCAACCTGCGATGATGAACATTAATATCTAGTGTATATCTTGAGAGGTATTCATTCACAAACCACTCAACAATGTCCACACATCTATCGTGAGAATAATTATATCCACTCGTAGATATTCTTAACATTAGAAATATTTTAACTCCAGTGTACTAAAAATAGAAAAGACTACACGAACTCCCCAGTGCATAGCCCATACAAATGAGGCAATGAAGAGCAATTTCTCCTTGCCTGTCATCTCCTTGCTCATAAAATTAATACAGTTACATTCATTCTACAATCTTAATTCCAATAAGTCAACCTTGCATTATTTGTAAGTAGGATATATAATGAGATATATAAATGCTGCTACAAGATGCCAACAGATGTAATAGACTTTAGTGATCTGACTGGAGTAAATAAACAACCAAAGCAAACTAATGCACAAGGGTTTTATTCACCAGATAAAATACCAGAGCAGAAAAAACCACAACTAGCTGGAATGGGTTATCCCACACAACAAACCCAAGCAGGTGATGAGTTGATGCAGTTGTTTCCTACTCCATTATTAATATGTCCTTATCCTATTGATTATAGTAAAGAACTAGAATGGATTCGCAATCAAGAATGTAGAAAAGAAAATAAAGGTGGTAATATAGGAAATGGTGGTATTCACTATAATAGACAATCGGAAGATACATTTGTGCTTGATAGACCAGAGTTAGCAAATATCAGAGCATTTATTGAAGCAAAGTTACATGAGTATGTGACCAAGATCTTTGCATCAACTGATAAATTGGTCATTACACAATCGTGGTTGAATAAGAGTAAAAAAGGAGAATCACATCACGAACACGTACATCCTAATAGTATGATAAGTGGTGTATGGTATCCTCAAATCCACGAACAATTACCACCAATTCAATTTAGAAGTAGGCAGCAAAGAGATGTAGCATTACAAACAGAGAAATATAATACATTTAATAGTGCAACATTTATGCTACCAATGAAGAAAGGAGAATTAATATTATTCCCAAGTAATCTCACACATAGTGTTCCTGCTAATCAATCTGATGAAGAAAGA